TCCTCCTTATCCTCATCCTCAGCTTTAATCAAACTAATTATACGAACCGAACTGCCTCCCTCTGACCAATCAAAACTAAGGGATGCATTTGGGTCGGTCATAGCAATAAATGCATCATTATGACGAGTAACAATTGATGCATTATCTAGATGAGATGTCTCAACGGTAACTATATCTCTATAGTTTGCTCCTGTCATAATGGCATTCCTAACAATCCAATCTGTAGCAGCTTGCTTATCTTTTTCACACTGCTCTTCATCAGCAGGTTTGCAGACCGCATCAATAGCTTTTCTAGCAGACCTAAGCCGCACTTGCCTACCTAGTACTTCCGCTAACTTAGCCCTAGCTGTTGCGTTACCAAAGTCTACATCTGGTCCCCCAGCCGCCATGCCTAACTCGGTGTGCCTCATTTCATCATACGATAGCTGACTAGTTAACTCTGCGCTAACACTTTCACATGCCACCTCAGGTTGAACAGCTTTTATCTTACCATTACTAACATAAGTAGTACCGTGAGTTAGAGTTTTCATTATGGCAGTCACTTCAGCTTCCATGGCCCCCTCCCATCTCATCATATCTTTAAATCTATCACTTTTTCGCCCCTCGTCACCAAATTGTTGAGTGTCCCACCTTTCGGTAAAGCCTTCTTGGAACTTAGGATCCTTAGCAGCGTTGTCCCCAAGCTTACCTGAAATAGCATCTCGCCTTCTTTGGGTATTATTATATTCACCAAGCTTAAAAGATCCTAAGCTACCCTCCGTATCTTTTTGACCAACACCAATCTCCCACCCCCATTCACCAGCCTCGTCTATACTTGGTGTGACCGCGCTTTCATCTAAACCCATCTCTGCCGCTGCTGCCAAAGCCCTACTCCTACCTTCATCACCCTTCGCGTAATACAAAACTGTATCGCTTCTACCTCCTGACCCTCCACCTTTACTCATATCTCCAGCGGAATCGGCATTCATCAGTTTAGCAAATTGCATATGCCTATTTACAGTCATTAAAGTATATTCAACCAAGGCTCTGCCTCCATCAACATCTGCCATCCTAGCTTGTTCCATAATGATGCTTTCCTCTTCAGCAGCACCAAAACTTAAAGCCTCAAATTTATCCTCAGCTATTTGCTTCTCTGCATGTGCCCTAAGCTCTACTGCTTTTTCAGAAATATAAGCAGCTAAATCTCTATATGCTTTCTTCCTACAATCTATACCTACCTTCCCAGTCTTACATTTAGCAATATTTACAGCAGCAATCATGCTCTTTTCATCAACAGTTGCTCTAAGTGTATGAATAGATGTTCCTGAAGAAGGGGGCTTCTGGTTCTCTGGTTTAAACTTTCCACATCTTTTCTTAGCAGCATCAACAGCATCTTTCTGTAAAGCATTTTGGCTATTAAGTACTACACCCGTCTCCTTAGTGTCACCATAAAGTAAAAGCTTTTTACCCCAAAGACCTACTTTGTCACCAATAGTCTCACAATCTTCATCCGTTGCCTCACCTGTTAAAAATTTAATAAGATCTCTATGATTTTGTGACGCTTTAATTACTAAATCGGGTGGAAGGGGAGCATCTGCAACACCGTCAATACCTACTGCCCTACCATTAGCTATCTTATATGCAAAGGCTGCTTGTGCCTGTCCTGCTAAGTAGGTTCCAGGAAGTTCACAGTAGTTTGGCTTAGGATCAGTTGTTATGGACAGGCAGAAGTTTTTTAAACTTTTCATAGTTTGTTTTATTGCTGCCACCCCTTCCCTAATATTACCATCCTCATTCTTATCTAAGCTGTATACATCAAGTCCATTCTCATCTTTTCTTTCTGTAAAAGGTACTTCTGGATCCCTTAGTGAATTGTATCGTTCTTGTTCTCTAGCAGCTTGATCTATAGCTTCTTGGGCTTCATTATCCTCAACAGCAGCATCTGCTTTTTGCCCTGGACTTAGCTCTCCTTCTTTACCCCCTCCCATAGCATTAAGCAATGCCTCCTTCATCTTCACTGCCTTAGGAGTAGTAACCCATGCCTTATTCTTATCCAATACATAAGTTTGCCCCAAGTTGCTGCCCGTAGATACAACACCTTCAGGGAAAGCTCCTGTCATTCCTATCCACATTTTAAATGCGGCCAGTCCTGGGTAGGCAGCGTCTTTAATAGCTTCACCTTCCCCAGGTTTAGCCTTGCCCAGTATATCTAGGAGGGCACTCTCCGCTGGTCCCCCAGGTTCAGCTTTGACTTCCTGGTTTTCCCCGTTTTCCTCTGCTTCCGAGATATATGTGAGTTTAAATGTACGCTTCTTAAGCTTTGCGTAGCTATCCATTAGGTCTGAAAAGTAATCCATATTATATTATAGCTAAGTTAGACAGGCTCAGTCCGTTTGCAATAACAGACTGAGCCTTAATATATCCAAGCATTTCTATCCTGATCAGGACGGGTTAGCGTAGTTGTAAACATTCATGAAATCATACTTGAAGTTTACAGTCAGTTGATGGAAGTTATTGGTAGAATAGTTAAACTCTGAAGCTGCCCAACTCATAGGATAAACTCCGTAAAGCTCAACAGTAGAGTGTGGAGTCATAGTATTATCAAGCATCACCACTTCAACCTTCTCAGCTTTAAAGGACTTGCCTCCAGTACCCCCAGGTTGAGAACTCTTAGTCATCTCACCTGTGATCGGATCATAAATGTTACGGAAGTAACGATAAAGATCAGAGGAGGTTTCACGAAGATAAAGGTTATCAAAGTCCACAGTAAGTTCACCAGGAGTGGTCTTGCCAGGGTAGAAAACTTTATCGTTTACACGATCAACCGTGATAGCTTCGTTCTTCATTTCCAACCCACCAACTTTCTTAGCAGCTAGAGTTAAATCAGATTCGTTAGTTACATCCTGCGGTAAACCGAAGAAGTGAATCTCAAATTGATATGCTCTTACCGAATCCAGATCAGTGGAAATGGTGGGCAGTCCCTGACCAGGGGTGAATTTACGGTCATACTTAGTCTTGTAATAAGATGTTGCCATTATTTAATTCCTTATAGTGATCCTAACTGAGCCGACTGGTTAGTTAGGTTAATTTCGAAGATGAGGATCTCAGCAGTCTTAGTAGGCTTAATGAGAACCTTAGTCCAAAGTTCGTTGCGATCAACCCTGAGCGGGGTGTTCGTAGTTTCATCGCAAACAACACGGAACTCAGTGATACCCCTTCTTCTACGGATATCATCGAGGAAGGGGTTAAGAACTCCTTCGATTTGTGACCAAGTGAACTGATCGTTGGGCTCGAAAACAAATCTTTGGGTAGCTGCGACAATGACCTTGCGGATATAAATCATAAGTCTACGGACATTAATTCTATCCAATGCAGACGGGGATCTTTGCGTAGTTCTTTGGCCGAAAATAGTAATTCCTTGTTGCGGGAAGGAAACGATTGGGTTAACAACATTTCCACCAGAGTACATCGAATCTCTATCACCTTGGTTGAGCTTCACCTCGACCTCTGTAGGCTTCGTGAGACGGCCCCTACGGTATCCAGCAGGAGCGAACCAGCTATCAGCCACAGCGTCCGTGAAAGCCATCTGACGGGCTCCATAGATCGCTGGGTCGTACCAACGGTCTAGTCCGTCAAAGGTGCTGAACACCTTGACCCAAGGCCAGTAGATAGCAGCGTAGGAGCTATTAATGGGGGCGGTTCTCGACCCAGCAGTAGAGGACGATTTACCATTACTCCAATCAATTGCATCCTGAACAGTTCCAACCGCAACAGGAGGTGAGACTAAAGCAAGGAAGTTTTGGGTCGTTTCAGCCAAAGTAATTAGCGCATTCTGGACCGATTGAGATTGAATTCCTGGGACTAAGGCTATTCCGATGTTGAGAGTAGTGTCATCTAAACTCTGCATCCCAGTCTTAGGCTCAACAGCCGCATTTCCAATCAAGGCAGCGTCAGCAGTTCCAGCTTCATCACCATTACTTCCATTAGCTAAGTTAGTAGCAGTAGAGGCAACTAGCTTATTCCACCTAGCCCCATCAGGGGCAATAAGAGTACTCGCAGTGGGAGTACCTGTTCCAGTAGGATTAGTTGCGGGATTTAAGAATTGAGTAGTAATACTGAAATCTGTAGAATTCATTAGAGTTCCAAACTTACCACCAAAATCAGAAAGCTTCACTGCCGCAACTCCTGTACCATTCTTAATTAAATTACCTTTAATAATATCAGAGGTAGTGTTGGTTTCTCCCGTGTTAATACTATCTTCAATGAAGGCACCAGAGCCAACAAAGCTACACTTGAAAGTTTCCTCAGTCGTACCATCTTGATTGACATTAACGCTGAAGTTCTGTGATCCTAACCTACTAACAGTAATACTGTTTCCACTAGTATTCCCATCTGTTTTAAGTCCAGCGTTATAACCCGCGCCAGGGTGTAAGGATTCCACTTTATAGGCAGCAGAATTCGCTGCACCTGTGCTAAGGTAAGTACTACCGTATGCTCTGCAAGCTGAAGCCAGAGAATTTGCCGAAGCTCCATAATTAGCAGCAGCAGAATTCATTCCACTCACAGGAGAGAGGACGGAAATACCGTTAACCTCCGCAAAAGTAGTTCCTGTACATGCGGAAACACTGATGGATGCACCAGACCCAGCGTAGGAACCTACGATTGCTCCTGATAAACCTAGACCAGTCGCAAGGGATCCAACAGGAGAACCTCCATCAAAGATACCAATCTTATCCGCATCAAGTCCACCACCGATAATCTTCCTTAGAGCCTCGGCTTGGCTAACAGCAGTTCCAGCAGGGATAGAAAAATCTTTACCCGCTCCACCATTGTCGGCATACTGCGAAACTCCAGCATTATCATAAGCTTGAATACGCAGAGTCAGAGGATGAAGAACACCATAACCTCCAGCAACTGCCGTAGCACCCGACACAATAACAGAAGGGCAAGTACCAATAATCATATTTGCAGAAGCGTCCGTAGCAGTACTAGCTGCGGCCCTAATGAAATACATACTGTTAGTCTGCTCTAAGATTTCTAATGATCCCTCAAGTGCTTGGCCTAGTAAGGCTTCGCTAGGAGAACCAAAAGTATTAATTAGGTTATTCTGACTAGTGATTAAAGTAGCCTTGTTCGTAGGACCCTTCCCTGCAAACCCGACAATACCAACAATAGATGTGTTGATTGACGGGGCGTATTCTGAAATATCTTTCTCAATGGTGTAAACACCAGGACTTACATAATTTACCATTTAATTTCTCCTAAGCGTTAGAAATTTTAAAAATCCTACGCCGATGTAGGGTTTTGATTTGTTCTGTAATGTAGTTCGTAGGAACAACAATACTTTCCCCTGGTCGCATATACCTCTCCATACACCCCTTCTCGGTATTAAAATACACAGTAAGCGTCTGAAGACTATCATTTTTTACAACTTTCATAACTAATTCCTTCCTTTATTATGTACTAGGGGTGAGGTACTTTTGTGAAAACTTTTTTTCAACCAGAAAAAACCTTACTTTGACCAGTATTTACTATAGTCTCCGCTCCGTACTTATCGCCATTCCTACCTATCCCACGATCCCCCGTAATAAAAACTCTACTAGAAAAAATGGATAGGGCTACTGTGTGTAGGGGGCAACCAGCCCCGCTATTAATTCCATGGCTTGTATTTTTATCCCCATCACTAACTACACCAATACCAGTAACAAAAACTCTACTAGAGCATTCATCTGTGCTTGTAGCCGCAGCGCAGTCATGTGCGGTGGCAACTTTCCCCATCCCATCCCCTATTGCAACAAAATTAACCATTAGCAGTTACCCGTCTCAATTTTAAACTCTTCAATCTTACCTGTAGAGGTATACAGGAACTTAGGACTAGGGATGTAAGTTCTGAGGACTATGTTCATAGTTTTCTTAAGAACCCGATCCTGTTTGTCGGACACAGTTATTTGTCCAACATCATCCTCAGAATCTAAGTATGCCTTAGCTAATGTAGAGAACTCTGTAGGGACTTGCATTTCAGGATTGAATTTTAATCTAATCTGTTCAAGAATTTGATCCATATCTGACATGTACTTGGTCCAAATGTTTACTTGATACTTAACATTCACTGCCCTGGGAGCTAGACTAAGGATTCTATAAGCTTTATTCTTTTTTGCATCCCAATATTTCTCATTAACTAAAAGGCTTTCTGTCTTCTGTCTAGCAGAATCATTGTCTGAAGTTGTTTGGCCTACAGAAATGATAGGTAGGATAATATTATTCTCTTGTTTCAGCTTGGCAATAGCTCTTTCAGCATTAGCATGGATACACATGATGCTATTAAACTTCTCCTCTGAATCAATGTAACCTACATCATTAAAGGATGCGATCATGGAGCGTAAGGATTCCTTATAAATAAAAGAGATATTATTCTTAGCTTGGGTCATTTTGTAAATTTCTTTACGAATATCTCCCTCCCTAGTATCCCACCTGTCACCTCTACTTGTTATTGCGGAGGCATCCCAAGTAGTAAGAATAGTATCAGGCATTGATACGGTGTTAAATGAGGTTGCTTGAGCCCATGGAGGAGATTCGAATTCAATAGTTTGTGTTCCTGGGGTCCAAGCACTTTCTCCTTGAATAACCCCGCTACGGGTAGTGGCATTAACTCCTAAAGAAGAGACTGGAAAAAGGAAATAAGGGATATCAACATTATCATAATATACAGGAGTACCAGAAACTCCTACCTGCCAAGACAGGTTCGCATCCACATCAGCAGTTGGGTCAATTGTAACACGAAGCTGATCTCCCACCTTTACATTAGCCAAAGGTCTTAGCCAAGAATTTCCATACTTATCTGAAACAGAAATAGCCAGTTTAGAAACTGAAGTCCTTCCTGGCGGGTCTGATGGAACTCCGTCAATAGCATAAGTAAAGTTAGTGTCTAGTGCAATTGATCCAATAGATGTTGGGGCACTAATATCATTTCCAGCCCGACTAGTCCAAAAACTTAAACTACTAAGCATCGTTTATACCTGCATACCCCCCAAGTTCATCGCTGACCTGGGTAAGAGGAGTGTCCTGAACATCAGGAGCATCACGGAGGAGTTTAGCAGAGCATACTAAATGGTACACACCATACGACTCAAAGCTATCC